TGGATCAAGGCTGTGCTGAACACTTATGCCGCAACTTACGCAGAGGCAGAAGCGGGAAACTAAAAGAGGCTGCAGTCTTCTGGGCTTCCGGCGGCAAAATAATTGAGGACAAGACTCAAGATGACGCCGCCTCGTTTGGGGTTTCTATCCCCATCACCAAAAAGAACAAGTCTGATGACTTTGAAGTTTGGGATGAGAACTGGGACATCGTAATGATGTTCCTCCGAATGCAGACCCAGTGGACTGTCAGCATGGCTGGCTACGTTGGCATGAGATATGAGGTACTGCTGGTTTCCGGCGGTCTTTTTGACCTATATGATGTGGAGAACCGTCGCGAAGTGCTTGAAGGTCTCCAGATCATGGAATCTGCAGCACTGATCGAATTCAGCAAGAAGGCAGATGGCTAAAACCGTTCAACCCCTTCAGATAAAGCTTGACGTTGAGGGGATTGAAGGCGTCAACAGTCTCAAGTCTTCTCTGCGCGGCCTTACTAGCGCTGCTGGGCCTGCCGACAAAGAGTTAGAGAAAATTGCTCGCGAAATAAAGAAGTTTAACGTCCAAGGCAAAATAAGCAAGGATGTTATAGCTGCTCAGGTTGGGGCATTGACCAAGCTGAGGGACCAGGCGAAGCTTGGCGGCAACGCTTTTGTCTCTCTAACTAAAGACGTTGTTGATTATCAGGCAAAGTTAAAAAAAGCAGAAGATCAAGTAAAACGAACCGCAAAAACTTTTAAAAGCTTGAGCCAAATTCAGGCGCAAATACCTGGAAGGAAGGTCAGCACTTTTTCTGCTCAAATACAAAGATTTAAAGGAGAATTAAAAGATCTAAGTGTCGTTGGCGACGAGTACACGAAAATACTTAGGCAGATTCAAGAAAGAACTCAGGCTTTTGAAAGGGCTCAGGCGCGTCAGGCTGTTATCGCTAGTGGCCAGAGTGCCGCGAGAGGTCCGGTTGATAAAAGAACAGCTTTTGAGGTTACAAAAGAGCTTCCAAGGACTACGGCGGCTCTTTCTCTGCGACTAAGTGAATTAAGAGAAGACTTTCAAAACCTAGCAGTTGGTTCAAGGTCTTATATCAATGCTCTTCGGGAAATAAACGCGCTTGAGAAGCAGGTAGCTGATCCTTTTGGCACTAGTCAAAGAAAACAAGCGATTCGCGCTCGCCTTGGCCAGCAAGAGGCTTTTGGCATGTTTGCGGGCCGAGACCCGGTCCAAAGCTCGATTGATCGCCGGGAAAGGAGAAGATCTCGTCGGTATCGCGGCTTCACTGGTGGGGGCTTGGCAGACCAGCCGGCGCAGGCTTCTGCTCTTTTTAGCCAGATAGCAGCCATTGGCCAAGCAGGGCAGGCGGCAGACCTGCAAATGATGGGGCGAAGCTATCAGCAAGTGGCTCAATCAATTCGCGAGGCCACAGCAGCGTCTAACGGGAGTATTAATAGCCTTCAAGGTCAGAGAGCGGCTTGGTCTCAAATCAGGTCTGGACTTAATCCAGCGACTGCTGCATACAAGGAGGTTGGGCGTGAAATCGAGAAGGTAGATCGTCGGCTGAACAAATTAAACAATAAGAGGCGCATATCTGGTGCAGGATTGGCGCGAACCGCAGGAGCAATTGCAGCAGGTGGAATATTTGGAGGTCCAGAGGGTGCTTTAGGCGGACTTGCGGGAGCGCCATTTGGCGCTGCAGGAGCCGCGACCGGCGCGGCTGTGGGCGCACAGCTTTCAGGTCTCAGAAAGGCGGCTGGAGCATCTGCGGATTATGCTGCTCAAATTCAAAAGCTTAAAATTGCGCTAAACGGTGTCACCAGCAATCAAAGTGAATTCAACTTTGCGACTGCAGCCGCTCGAAAAGCAACTGAGGAACTAAATATCCCTCAGGCGCAGTCAATTGCAGGCATTACAAGGCTTTCTGCTGCTGTTAAGGGTGCGAACGGCCCGATAACCGATGCAGTTCTTACGTTCAGAAATGTCACCGCAGCTATTAAGGCAACTGGCGGCTCAAGCGAAGATGTACAAGGTGCAATAACGGCGCTTGTTCAGGTATTTTCGAAAGGAAAAGTTAGTGCAGAAGAGCTTTCCGGCCAACTGGGTGAACGCCTCCCTGGAGCTGTAACTGCATTCGCGAAAGCTAATAATTTGTCGCTGCCTGAGCTGCAAAAGAATTTAAAAGCTGGCACTGTTGGCCTTGATGAATTGATGAAGTTCGTTGAAGCATTGGGAGAGCAATATGGAGAAACAGCCAAGAAAATTGCAGACTCAAACGCTGATGCTGGCGCTCGACTTAATGTGCAGGTTAAAAATTTACAAGCAGCTGTTGGGGAAGAGCTGGTGCCCATAGGCGCTCAATTCCAAGATGCGTTCGGTAAATTTATTGAGGAAATCACTCCAACACTTGTAGTTGTTGTTCCAAAAATAGCTGAATTTTTCCTACTTTTAGCGCAGAACCTTGGCAAGGTTTTGGAAGTTGCTGTGATTGTGCTAGCTGCAGTAACTGCTGCAAAAATAGACGCGATCGTGGCGGCCATAGGGTCCGCCGTAAAGGCTGTCATAGGATTAGGGAAGGCGGCAGTCGTCGGAAAGGGCGCTCTTATTGGCTTAAATAGTGCTGCTCTTTTGAATCCATACACAGCACTGGCGGCAGGAGCTGCTTTCCTCGCACTTCAAATAGGCAAGGCCGCAAGCGCACAAAGGCGGCTTAATGCTCTTATCACCAGTGGATCATCCGCAGAGCTAAGGGCTGAAATCACAAAGAAAAGCTCAGAGCTGGACGAAATAGAACAACAAATTAAGTCTTCTCCAACTAGAACAAAAGACGACATTGTACTTTTTGGCGATGGAGGGCTAACCGAAAAACTTGGCGCAAAACGGCAAAGGCTTGAGAGTGAAAGAGCGCAACTGACTCAACGGCTGGGCGCCGCAGTGAAGGAGGAAAGGGAACAGGAAGCGAAAGATCTTGCGATTTTAAGCAAAGGGTTCGGAGGCTACGGCAGCCCAGCGGCTGACGGTGGTGGTGGCGGTGGTGGCGGTGGCGGGAGATCAGGCAGATCTTCTCAAGGTCGAAAAGACATATCAGACCTTGAGCTGCAACTCAGACTTGCTAGGCGGATCGCTGGTCGCACTGATGCAACCTTCGAGCAGAGAAGAAGGGCTTTGATCCTTGAAAGACAAGCTGCTGTTCTTAAGTCAGAGGAATTAAAAACTAACGAGCAGATTGATGCGGTACAGCAAGCGAGTGAAAACTTTAGGAAAGGCAATTTAAAGATTGAGCAAGACATTACGAATGAACAGAAGAAGCAGCTTGATGAAGCAAGGAAATTAAATGACGCTCGCAACCAGCTAAAAGACCAGCTTGGATTGCTTACTCCTGAGGAGCGCGTAAAGGCAGCACAGGAGAGTTTTATAGCGAACAATCAGGGCGCTACAGCTCAAGATCTTGACTTAGTAAGGCAGGCAATTAACCCAACGATTCTTGAACAGGGTGCCGCTCGGGTCAGAGAGTTGAGAGAAGAGCTAAAAGAACTAGTCAATCCAATCAACGTGGTAGCCAGTGCGGGTTCAGCAATCGGCACCGCATTCACCGATTCCTTCAAAAGTGTCATAGAAGGAAGCGCGACCACTCAGGAGGCACTTGCAAGCTTCTTCAGGAATATTGGGAACTTCTTCCTTGATATGGCAGCGCAGATTATTCAGAAGATGATCACTCTGTTTATCTTGAACAAGTTCGTTGGACTGCTGCCCGGTGCTGGCGGTGCTGGCGTGAATACAAGTTTCGACATTCCAGTGCCAGGTTTCAGGCTTGCTGGAGACGGTGCGTATTTCAGCAATGGCATCGCCAAGTTTGCAAGAGGCGGCATCGTCAACAAGCCAACGATGTTTGCTTACGCAAATGGCGGCACAGGACGGTTTGGGCTTATGGGCGAGGCTGGGCCGGAGGCGATAATGCCATTGCGTCGAGGCCCTGGAGGCAGGCTGGGTGTTGAGAGTTCTGGCGGAGGAGTTAGGGTGGATACGATCAATATCAAGGTCGAAAACACCGGAGAGAACTTGAACCCTGCAGCTCAAAAACAAATCGCAGGTCAGGTCAGAGGAATTGTTTTGAATACTTTGGCGAATGAGCGCCGCAGCGGAGGACTGCTCTGATGACATACTTGGCATTCAATGACATCAAGCTTGAATTTGCTACGCAGGCCAAGCGAAGCACAAGAATTCAAAGAGCGCAGTTTGGCGATGGTTATTCTCAGGTATTGACTGACGGCTTAAATACTGATGTTGAGAGGTGGGAATGCACGACCGGATTGCTAACCAACGAGGAAGCTCACTCGATTGAGAGTTATTTGCTGTCTCTAAAGGGGGCTGCCATACCATGGATACCACCTCTGAATACAAAGACCTTCTCAAGGCCTTTTGAGAGCGGAAGGCTAAAGCTTGGCTATACAAACATAAGTACTTTAACGCTGACGGGCTACACCAGACCAGCTAATTACACTGCCAACCTTGCAACGGGAGTCCTGGACTCTGTAGACATTTCAGACGGCACAGTGGTAGCTGTAAGCCTCACGCAGTCTGCCAAAAACTATCTTCTTGATGATGGCTGGAGTTTTGAGCTGGTTACGCCTATATATTCACGACTAAAATTTAACCTTACTCAGGTGTACATATGACTCAGACACCTCCAAATGCTGAAACTTTCAAGACTCAGCTCCCTCAAATAATCGACCTATTCACTCTTGACATTTCGCCAATTTTGCCGCCAGCTTCTTCAGACCAAAGTATTTACAGGTTTGCAAATTGGTCGCAAGTTAATGGTCAGGATATTGTCTACAAAGGCGACACTTACACAGCTCTGCCTCTTGAATCAAGCGGTTTTGAGCTAAACACTTCAGGGCAGCTCGCAAGGCCGACCTTGACCTTTGCGAACGTAGGACTAGGAATCACGGCGCTTACCAACACATACGACGATTTGGTGGGGTCTACTGTCAAAAGGATCAGAACTCTAACGACCTATCTTGACGGAGAGCCAGGTGCTGACCCCGATGCTTTTTGGGGGCCTGATGAGTGGGTCGTTGAGCAAAAAAGCAGTGAAAACAAACTTTCTGTAGCTTTTCAGCTGGCAGTACCTTTTGACCTTGAGGGCAGAGCATTGCCTGGCAGAAGATTGCTCAGAGAGCAGTGTCAGTGGATTTATAAAAGTGATATTGGTTGCGGCTATTCAGGCAGCCCTTTCTTTGATGCAAATGATCAGCCAGTGTCTTTCCCGGAACAAGACGTTTGCGGTAAGCGTTTGACAAGTTGCAAGCTACGATTTGGAAATACCTCAAGGCTGCCTTTTGGCGGCTTCCCTGGACTAACCGACTCAGTGGGCTGACTATGCTTTCTTCTTTTGCGAATCCAACCAATAGCAGCCAGCAATCCAAGATTCGCCAGTGCTCAGAAGCCGCGCATCCAGCAGAAGCCTGTGGATTCATTCTGAAAAATGAAGAGGTTGTCGAATGCACCAACATTTCAACAGAGCAAAATTCTTTCAAGATAAGCGCTGAAGAAACAGCTCTTTACTTGGACGACGCAAAAGCTTCTTGGCATAGTCACGCCGATTACGCCACGGTAAGTTTTGCCGATATCAATGCATCAAAAGCATTGAATTTGCCATATGCAGTCTTTAACTGCGCAGGTACGGAGCATTTTTATTTCGACCCAGATCAAGGCGTGGGATTGTTGGGCAGGCCTTGGCTATACGGTGGCTACGATTGCTATTCAGCGGTTCGAGATTGGTACAGCCAAGAAATGGGCGTTGTCATGAAGGATTATGAGCGCTTGTATGAAGGTGAGTGGACTCAAAGAGGATTTACTCATTTTGAGGACAACTTCAAGGCTGAAGGATTTTCCAGAATTCCTCCTCATTGGCCCCTTGAGCGTGGAGATGTATTTCTCATGAAGATTAAAAATGATCAGGCTTGCAACCATGTTGCAGTGCTAGAGGATCCAGATTCAAACCAGATCTATCAGCATCTGGTCGGGCGTCAGTCAGAGCTTATGCCTTTTAGCGGTTATTTCCGCGATAATACGGCCATGGTCGTTCGTCGTATTTCCTGATGGTTACGATCCGATTTGTAGGAGAAGCTGGCCGAAGATTTGGCCGCAAGTTTCAGCTGGCGATCAAGACGCCAGCAGAGGCGTTGCGGGCGTTGATGCTTCAGATCCCTGGACTACGGGAATATCTTCTTGAGTCAGGGGAGAAAGGTATCGCTTGGAAAGTCATCACTGATCACTCTCCGCAAGGTATTGAGGAAGAGCAGCTTCTATGGCCGGTCAGCAAAAAGCTTGTACTTGCACCAGTTCCTGTGGGCAAAGGTGCGGTTGGAAAGATTATTGCTGGTGTGGCATTGGTGGCGTTTGCAGTTGTCACGGCTGGAGCAGGCTTGATTCCAGGTCTTGGGCTGGGATTTGGCGCTAGTACTGCAATCGGAATTGGCGCAATTGGCGCTTCATTGGTTTTTGGCGGCGTTGCCGAGCTTCTCACGCCTACTCCAAAGCTTCCGTCGGTAAAAGGAGTAGGTGGATTTGGTGCTTCATCCACTTCAGGTCGCAGCCGAGAAGAGCAATTAAATTCTTTCACCTTTGACAAGTCAAACGCCAATACCGTTCAAGGCGAGTGCGTGCCCGTCCTATATGGTGAACGTATCATTGGTGCATTGCCTGTCCTCTCGTTTGGACTTGAACTTCAAAACTTCTTGTGATGGACAGTGACATTCAGGATAAAAAAGTAGAGGTCAGTGGAGCCGGTGGAGGCGGCGGAGGTCGATCGAGGCCACAAACCACTGTCGTCAATCAGACAATTGTTCAGGCCCCTAAGGCTCGCCAACCAGTAGAGGCAGCTAATAATCTTTTCTCAGTCGCATTCGCTAAGAGCGTGTATGCACTATCGGAAGGTGAAGTAGAAGGATTCCCTAATGGAATCGAGAAAGATGTATACCTTGATGGCGTCCCAATCCGCAACCCGGACGGATCTAAAAATTTCGAGGGATTTACGCTTGACTCTCGCGATGGTGATGATGCGACTCAGACTCCAATCCCAGGATTCAGCCAAGTAGAAAATACGGTTGGTGTCAATGTTCCGATCACACGAGCCACCGGGGCAATTACTAGGGCGATAACAGACACAGATATTGAAAGAGCTAGGGTTATAATTTCACATCCCGCGCTTCAAAGGCAGAATCGGGATAACGGTGACATCAAGGGCACTTCTGTCACTTACAAAATTGAAGTTAATTCAAACAGCGGAGCGTATACAACTGTTGCCCAGCCGACTGTTTCCGGGAAATCAAACAGTGAATTTCAAAGGGCTTATGAATTCAACCTCCCAGGCACAGGGCCTTGGAACTTAAGAGTCAGCAGAGTGACTGCTGATAGCACATCTACTTTTATTGCAAACAGCATTAGCTGGCAGAGCTATGTTGAAATTATTGACGAAAAACTTGCTTATCCGAATACGGCCTGCGTAGCCCTAAAAGTTGACGCAAGGCAGTTTAATACGATCCCTGACTTATCTGTAAAGCTTAAAGGAAAACGAGTCCAAGTCCCTGCTAATTACAATGCCAGCACTCGAACTTACAGCGGGCTTTGGGATGGCACCTTCCAGATGGCATGGACCGACAACCCAGCATGGATTTTTAGAGATATCGTTCTAAACCCAAGGTTTGGGGTGAAGCGTTATATTAATTCAATTGCTATTGATCCATGGTATCTGTATACAGTTAGCCAGTATTGCGATGAACTTGTACCCAACGGTGAGGGCGGGACCGAGCCTCGGTTTACTTGCAATGTTTATCTGCAAAACCCAGGGAGTGTTTACGATGTTCTGAATGCCATGGCATCGTGTTTTCGCGGATTAATTTACTACAGCGAAGGTGAGCTATACGTCACTCAAGATCGATTAGAAGATCCTGTTCAGCTTTTCAGCGAAGCTAACGTAATTCAAGAAGTTGGGGAGAATGGTGAAGTATCTTCTCCATGCTTTAACTACACCGGATCAGCTCGTTCTGCACGCAAAACAGTTGTTCTTGCGAACTGGGACGATCCAAATCAAGCTTATAGCGCTGTTACTGAATACCAGCAAGATGACGAGTTGCTGGACAAGCTTGGATACAACCCCGTAGACCTTCGTCTTCTTGGAGTTACTTCTCGTGGGCAAGCCTTGCGGGCTGCCAAGCACACTTTGTTTACCGATAGATATGAGACCGAAAAAGTAAGCTTCCGAATAGGTGCAGAAGGATTGGCTGCTGGAGTAGGTGAGATTATAAAAATTGCCGATCCTCTAAAGCAAGGTCAAAGGCTAGGAGGCAGGATCAAGGAAATAGATGGAAATGTTGCAACGCTTGACGCTGTCCTTAATTTAGTAACTGGGGTTAACTATACTTTGACGATTGTTTTGCCTGACGGCGAAACAGTCACCAACGGCGACGGTTCAACTAGCCATAAGCCAAAGCTGCACGTTTTTAACGTAAACAAAGCTTCTGAAGTAAATCAAGAAACTCAAGATATAAGGATTGAAAGGCAAGCTACAACAGACGACTTGTTGGCCCAAGACGGCGACAATTTGGTGGCAACTATCGCCACTACCACTGGCCTGAA